AGATGCCACTCCAGCAGCATTTAAACCACCTTCTGGATTTTTACCTTCTTTTCTTTGCCAGGCGGCGGATGCTTCGATCATAAACTGAGAAAATGATTTTGGAGTATATGAGTTTGCAAGTGGAACACAATTTGGAACCATTTTTTTACCCTTTTTCTTCATACCTTTTACAGTATATCCGTCCCAACATGCCTCATCCACATTCGTTTCATCACTATCAAGATAATCTGAAGCAGTATCGATATAATCTGTTGCCTTTGTTATTTTTGATTGAACCCAGGCGGGAAGTTGTTGATTTCCTTTTTTTATATTTTTTCTCAATAAAGAAACTGCCTTCATAATCGTATCAAACTCACTTCTTGCCATGTATCCTTCATCGTCCTTTTTCTTACCACTTGCAATTTCTTTGTGGTCCTCTTTGATCTGTTTATATTCTTTGGACTCATTTGCAGGATGAACCTGAGCAATACTAAACTTTAGTTGATTTGGAGAAAGACTCGAAGGAGATGAAAACATATCCCAATATTTTGGACCATATTTACACTCATCTCTGGTTTCATCTTTTTCACATTTAGGACAATATCTTATTCCCATTTCTTCTGACAGTGGGTCTTTTGAAATCAAATCAATCGACTCTGATTTATTTCCCCAATTTGCGGCACCAACCTTACGGCATTTTACAAGTGCCCCTGAGGCATAGGCAGAAGGCCAAACATCATATCTTGACTTTACTTTTGTGTAACAGGCATCTTTTTTGCCACTACCCTTACCATTTTTATCTGTTTCTTCGTTCATTTTTGGGTTATCCGTGGAAACATAAGTTGGTTTTGCTGCACCAGATTTTTTTGATTGATTTGGATCGGCAGCACTTTTTCTTCTCTGTGCAGATATTCTTTCTGCTTTAGTCATACTTGCCCTTTTATCAGACGAAACGCATTTTGGAGTTTCATCTTCATCATCTTCTTCACGAGCACAGGGTTCTCCGGAAATCACTTCTACCCAACCAGGTTTTCCATCAACTGATTTTGATCCCTTAAACCATTTATGAAGAGAACCCATTTATAAAATATGTTTTATTCTTTATTATTTAGAAAACCTTGCTTTAATAATTTTGAAAGTTCAGAAGTTGAACCCACAAACACGGCATTATTTGTTACATTATTAGCAATCTTAGTATTATTTTCCTGAACATCTTTAATTTTTTTCTGCAAATCAATCAGTTTATCTGTTGTGTCTGCAACACTTTTAATCAATTGACCGGCAACCTCATAGGCTCTTGGACTACCTCCTTCACCAGCAAGTTCCATAATTCCATTAATTGCCTGTTGCCCCTTTTCAATTAATGAATATAAATTCGCTCTTGTATATTCATAATCTTTTTTTATATCATCCGGTTGAGTCGGAACAATATTGATCGGTTCAATATCTTTTTCAACCTCTACGATACTACTTTCAATATTTAATGCACTATCTAAATCTTCATAATTAGTTTTCATCTTATATTAAATATCCTGTTGTTGAGTCGGACTGTAAGTTTTACTATCAGAAAAAATTTCTAATGTTTCATTAAATCCAAAATCATCATCAGGATCTGCATCATATGGATCTGGAGTTACTGTATATCTCATTTCTCGTTTCGCAATAGATGTATCTGTTCCTGTATAGAAATCAACCTGAACCTTTCTGATAAGACCATCTGTGCTGTCTGCAATAGGTCCGAATAGATATGTTTTTGCGGTAAAAGTCAGAGTATAGATAAGTGCTCTTCTTGTTGAGAAATCTCCCTCATAATCATCCTGAAATGAAATATTTTCCAAAATCATTGGAATATCTCTTTTTTCTCCAATTGACTCAACTAAATCAACAGTAACATTAAATGCTGGTTGAAAATAAGGTAAAATTTGTTCTATAATTTGCAATGCATCATCATTTAATTTACATAAAATATTAAGTTGAAATCCAATATTATATGGGACAGGCATAAAAACTTTTTTAATATTATTCCCATCGGAACAAGTCTTAAAAGTTTGGACTATACTTGATTTTCTGGTTGGATCATATGTAATAGAGTTCATCTCAAATGACATTCTTGGTAATGAAATTTGAGTTGCCTTATTTAATTCAGGTTGTTGTTGAATTCTTGCTAAAAACTTTTGTTTTGGACCATATGAAATTGGAACTCTTATTTCACCAATATTATTTTGATCTTTGTCAGAGTGTCGAATATGAATTTGATTGAATAAAGTTCCAAAAGAAATAATAGTCTTTCTTATGATCTCGTGATAATAGTAATTTCCTAACATCAGTAATTTCCAAATGGATTTGATTCTGAAAAATCTAAAATGAGATCGGCTTCCTCCTCAATCTCATCATTTTGACTATATTTATCATATGTATCCATTTGATCAAAAGTTTCAACCGTATATAGTGCTCCCGATTCTGTTCCGGTAATTGTTTCTCCTGGAAAAAATCCAAGTTGTGTAACACCAATTCCAACATTGGAAATCTTAAGAATATTTGCATCCTTGTCCCAATTCTTAACTCTGGCTCTTGTTTTTGATCTAGAACCAATTACAATTTCATTAAATAAATATGTTCCAAATCCAGTAATAGTTTCTGGACTGGAAATAGTAACAGTTGGAGCCGATAGATATCCAAATCCAGGATTGGAAACATAAATTGATTTTACTGAAGGACTTGCATTTGAACCAACATATCCAATTGATGCAATACCAACCGCAGTTTGACCTACTCCATTGATTGCGAGTTGTCCTGGTGCAGATACCGTAACAATTGGTGCTGTTCCATATCCAACTCCACCACTTATAGATCCATAACTTGTAATTGTAAATCTAACCACACCTTTGTATGTTGTTTCTATCGAACAAGTTGCCGCAGCACCAACTCCACCACCACCAGAAATTGTTATGATTGGGGGAGTTACATATCCTGCACCGGCATTTGTCAAATATATTCTTTCAACAGAACGAATACCTCCTCTAACTGTTGTGATTGCCACTGCCGTTGCTCTATCACCACTTAGTCCTGTTGGAGAACTACTTATAGCAACAACCGGAGTTGATGTATAACCACTACCATCATTGTTTATAAAAATTTGTTTTACATAACCAGAATTCACTGAACCAGAAATTACTGCCGTTGCTAATGCTGTTTCACCAACCCCAATCAAATTTAGTGTTGTGATATATCCTTCTTCTTTGACTTGATTATCAATCTCATCAATAGAAGTATCGATAATTTCATCCTCGTATTCGAACAATTCACACTTTAATTCATAAATATAATTTCTTCCCAACTGATAGAATGGATTTTCGTGTTCTACAAATTTAACTTCAAAAAGTCTTTCGCCTAATGGAAAATATATTAGATCTCCTTCTCTTGGTCTAGATGAAAGTATAATATCACTGTCTTCCGTTCCATCATCGAATGCTCCCAAAAATGGTGCAATAAAATCTTCAAATCTTTCTTTTGAAATTGTGATTAGCAATTCGTCTTTTAGACTTACACCAAATTTTGTAAGAATATCTCCCTGACCACCATACCCATCATAATTATTTACATATGCCTCAATGGCAAAATTATCATCAAATCTTGAAGAAGTCACTTCTTCAATGATTGTTTTTTTATTTACAAACTTTCTTGGAATATAAACAACTTCGACACCATACATTCTCAATTGTTCATTTATAAGATCTTGAACCAATCTTTGTTCAGATGAAGTTCCGTGTAAAAAGAAGGGATTGAGTGCCATTATCCAATAAAATCATATGGTGGAAGTTCATAGTCCATTGCCATTCTTTTTTGAATTTCATCAAGTTCTCTTTGAGCATCCTCATATAATTCTCGACCATTTAATTCAATTCCACCTGGAAGTTTAACTCCTCTAAATTTAATCAAATTCTGACCCCACTGTCTTTTGATAAGTGCAGTTAAATATCTTTTAAGAAAACTGTCATTATAAACTTGTGAAAATGATTCTGGATCAAGTGCCCTATAACAGTCTAAAACTATAAAATTTCCAACAGATTGTGATCCCCAATCAATATCCAAATATAATCTATCTTGCCTTTTATTAAATCTAATTTGTTTATCTGTTGTAAGTAAGAAATCAATATCCTCCAAATAACTCTTAACCATCGAATACTGTAAAAGTTCAACTGAATTGAAATAATATAAATCATTTAAAAATAACTGATATTTAATACTGAACATTCCTCCAGAAATTGAACTAGTATCAAATCTAAATATTTTTTCTATTCCAATAACTGAATCTGGAACTTGAATATAATTTGAAGTTTCATAAAAATTAAATGTCGTAGTTCCATATCCTGTTATGTTAGAAGTTCCTGTTGTTGTGACAATTCCAACCCCATTCGTATTTTTTGCACTTCCTCTATCAATATCATTCTGACTTATTTTATATTTTAAATACATTCTTTCAACACCATCAAAATGGCGCTCATTGAAGTGTTGAATGGCATCATCTACTAAGTCATCTATTTGGTCATCATCAATGTTAATCTCCAATACAGGGGCACCTAGACGCCTTAGGCAGTAATCTATAAGTCCTTGTCGAGTTGATGGTTTTGCCATTGTTCTATTTTTCTATTTTTTAGAATTTTTTAATTCATCGTATTTATTTTGAAGATTTAAATTTTCTGTTAATAAAACATTTTTTTGTTCTTCGAAATCTTTAGTGAGTGATTGTAGTTTTGCCTCTAATAAAATATTTTGATTTGTTAATCCTGAAATTTTTTGATGATATAGATTAACTAATACATTCACATCAACTTCACTATTCATAACTAAAATGTCCCTCCGTCAAGAGTATCAGTCCATACCGGAACATTGGATGCATTCGTAGTCAAAATAAGATTTGAAGTACTTGCGGTTCCAACTTCTGGACTATTTGTACTTATGAGTTTTCCATTTGTGTCGAAATATGCAGATCCTCTGGTACTAATTCCTGATGTGGTGAAATTGAGATATAGTGCTCCAATATCAAGAGATCCCTTCGTTCCTGTTACTACACTATTTGAAATACTAGCATCTGGAATATAGGTAAAATATCCTGTACTATCATCAAATCCAAAAAATCCTGTTTTCTGATTTGCTAACCCTACACCGGTATTATAATCAAAAGCAATACCTCTATCAGTATTTGTATCATAGGCATGAGTTACAATTAATTGAGTTGTTGAAGCAATTCCAGAACTTGTGGTTCCAGTAATTGTAACAATCTTTGTTAATGTATCATATGTAGTAATCGTAGTCAGTCCACTATTAGGTAAAGCAGCATTCCCTGAAATAATATCACCAGTATTAATTCCAACAACGGAATCCAAAGTAATTGTACTAACACCGGATGCAACTGTTGCAACTACGGTTCTATTGCTGGTTACATCTCCTAGTGATATAATTGCACCATTTACAGTAACACTACTTGAGTCTACTGTGGTTGTGGTTCCATCAACTTGAAGACTTCCTTTAACAACAACAAGACCTTCATTACTCAATCCATCAGGATATGGATCGATGTATAATACATTTCCGCCACCAGATCTAGTTGAAATTACATTTGAACTAATTCCAATATTATCAATCGTAACCCCACCAATATTGGTAAGAGGTCCAGTATGATTAACTGAACCTGTAATGGTTACAACATCGCCTGGGGCGTTTCCTAGAGTTGTATTACCATCAACTTGAAGGTTTCCTGTGAGCGTTAAGTTTGTACCTGTTTGACCCCCAGTTACATTTAAAGATCCACCAATATAAACATCACTTACAATACCAACACCACCGGCAACTCTTAATGCACCAGATGTTGTAGTTGTTGCATTTGTAGTTGCGGCAATCGAAACAAAGGAAGTGTTTGGAGTGCTTGGGAAAGTAACACTTGTTGCAGAAGATGTTGCGCCAAGATTTAATGTAGTCGCATTTGGAACACTTAAAGTCGCATTACGAATAGTTGCAATACCAGTTGTTGCTCCTATGTCCAGTGCCGTAGCAGCACCGAAAGCATTAATATTAGTTGCAGTTGCATTTAGTAGATTAAATGCTGTTAGATTTGTGGTTATATCACCACCATCAACATTTAAATCTAAATCAATATCTACACTTCCGCCAACATTTAAATGAGTAGCAAAACCAACACCACCAGTAACTGTAAGTGCTCCAGTTGTAGGAGTTGTTGAAGCAGTAGTATCGCTAATACTAATTGCAACATTATTTGCAAAATTCCAATCAGCACCTTCAATTTCAAATCTATTGTCGGTTGTTTCATCATATCTTAATTTTACATCTTTATCATTACCAAAAGATAAATAAGTATCATCAACAATATTAATTTCACCTGTACCATTTGGATCAAGTACAATATCACCATCAGTGTTTTGTGATGAAAACGTATTACCATCAATTCTTAAATTATCTACATTCCACTGATCAACTTTACGATTACTATCAAGAATAACAACAATACCACCATCACTATTTCTAGTATTAGTGACTCCAGCAATTGCTCCTGGAGAATGCTCCATCATAGAAGCATAGTAATATCCTCCAATAGGATTTACATTATTCCCATCATCTCCAAGAAAAACTCTATCTTTATATTGATTTAATCCACCATAACTTCCAATACCAGTTACATATCCTAATTCTCCCCAATTTAGACTGGCTGGTTTGTTAGTACCAGAAGATCTTTTGATCCTGATAATACTTGCCATTTTAGAAATTTCCTCCGTTGATGTCTAAATTCTGTGTTGCACCTGGGGTTAATGTTAATGTCGCATCCCATTTGCTTGTGGCGCCATTATAAACAAGAACCATACCATCAGATAAATTTGTGGCATTGACATCAGAAAGTTCAGACAAAGAAAGACCTTGAGCTCCAGCAAGTGAAGATATGACTTTTATTGCTGGTTGTTGTCCTACTCTGACCTTTATTTCTGCCATTTATAAACAGTTCAGGATCTAAAATATATTTATAAAGGATTAAATCCAAGAGAACAAATAGTCTCCTGTTGTTTTAAATATAATTTGCAATATAATTTACAAAAAGTTTTTAACTGATCCTCATCTAGATTATCAATTATTCGAGTTTGTTTTTCATATTCAAATAATTTATTGATAGTTTTTAACTCAATTTCATTTGGATCCATTAATCAACTCCTTTAATAGTGTTTTAATTTCATCAATGTCCTGTTTCATTTTATCAAGTTCTTTTTTTTGAAAATCTTTATTATGTAGAGTATTTAGATATTGATTATATGCAACAGAATCACAATTTACTATTGCACCTGTATTTTCATCTCTATAAAGATTTTGGTGACCCTTTACTCTTATCATCGTATTGCAATTGTTCTGAGTTCCTTTATTCTTGGTGAATATGCCTGATTAGTTCCGGACATTACTATTTTAATAACATATCCGTTAAACAAACTAAGATTATCAGCAGTAAATTCATATTCTTTAAATTGATTATCTAAACTTGAAGATACAAAATTATCTGGCCTTCCACTATTTTTAGATGAATCTAAAACAGAATATCCTGCAGCAGTTGTATATGTTAAATTATCATATCCAGGAAATAGTTCAAATGATTGATCAATCTCACTCGAATCTGGACGAGATAAACTATAAAGAACTCTAAAGTCGGCAGATTCGTGACGATATGCTGATAGAATAACCTTTAAAGAGGTTGCTGGTTGAACTAATTTAACTGCTTTCGAGACATATACTGCAGCATGTGGATCATCTAATATCAAATTACTTCTATTATCTGATGAATAATCTGAAATAGGACTATTTAAACGACTTGAAATAAATTCTGTGAATGCAGTATCTAGAAATATTATTGGAGATAAATTTGGATCCTTTGTGCTTAATGTAATTCCTGTTGTAAATGATTTATTTCGAGGAAGACCACTTAAGTACTCTGTTTCATTTTCTTTAGAACATACAACTCTTATTGATTTGAGAGTATTTAAAGAATTTAATTGAATTGGTTCAAATCCATTATCCAAAAATGATGTTTCAATTCCATCAACACTTGTTCCGGTTATGGATCTAATGTTTGCGGATACTGATGTAGATGAACCTGGGGTGATCAGATCATATGTTGGTACTATAGAACTGTACAGGATATTTTCTGTTGCAGTAACTTTAGAACCACCAAATGTTCCTTCTGATGTAAATTGTAACTGTGGAGTACCTGCTGGGTTTCCATCTGTGGTTCTATCAATTTCGAGATAATATCCGTCCATACCAATATCAAAATCACTAATATCGTGAGTTTTATTAATTCTTCTCAAAGAAACTCCATTTAATTCGTACTTATATACCAGAGTAGATGTATCATGATCAATTGCAAGTGTTGAATCAATACCTCTAGTAATACCAGTTAAAGTTCCACTTCCAACACCATCATACTTAATAATCTCATTTCCAATTTTTACATAACCAGATTTATTTGGACTTGGACCTACGGAAACTCCCTCAAAAGTTCCAAAGTTTGCTGTATCTCCAACGGCAACCGAAATCGATGCAGATGAGGATGTTAGGGGAGATATTAAAGGAACAGGTGCCGTGCTAGACTCAACATTATTAAGTCTAATCTTATTGGTATTCGAATACATTCCGTGATCAAAATGATTTACTCTCATATAATTTCCAGAATTTTGATTTGAACCATTTACTGGATTCGTTCTAATTGTGGTGCTTGCAAGAGAAACTAGTGATCCGTTATCTGCATAATAGGTTAATGCCACACCAACTGATGTAAATGTTTCTCCCTGAACATTTCCAAGATATAGTGTATCTAATCCTGAAATTGACAAAATTGTAATTCTTGCATCTCTACCACGCACCGAAGTTCCGGTTCCAACAGTGGCAGTTACAATTCCAACAACATCTCCAACCTCATATCCATTTCCCGGATTTACAATTACTGGTGTTCCAGTAATTGTTCCAGATGATGCCGTAATATTTAAAACAAGGCCAGAACCATTTCCGGTAATATTATAAGTATCTACATTAGAATCTGTTACATAATTACTTCCTCCAGTAGTTAATCCTACAGTTGACACAGAACTTCCGGTTCCAACTACATATCCATAAGAATTATTTGCTCCTGCAATTTTTCTACCTTTACCTAAAACAGTTATTAATGCTGTATTTGAAGAAGATATTGTTGTAATTCCAAGTGTTACTGTTTTTGGAAATGTGGTGATTGGATTATTTCCTAATCTTTGTACATATCCATTACTTTCATTTAGTGTTGGATTATAGAAAAATGCAGTCCCTGTTGGGGATGTAAAATTTGCCTTGTATAGTTTAAATTTTAAATCTTGTTCTTGACTTGCAGTCCATATTGAACCGTTTTGTGATTTAAACAAACTTCCCATTGAAAATTGTTTTGAATATGTAACAGAGTCTGCATCTGGAAGTTGTTTTGTATTTACTGTTTTTTCTCCCATGACAGCAGTCCACATTTCATACTTATCACTATTTTCTGAAATAATTACAACGGCATATTCTCTTCCTGGTGGTAAATAAATTGGTTCATCAAAAGTTACTTTTGTTGCAATTGATGCATCATCTGAAACACTAACCTCAGATGGTCTTAATGTAACCGAATTTCCAATTACAATTCTTGTTGGTGTTCCTAACTCAACCGTTCGTATTTCAACTTTTACCGGAGCATTTGCATCATCCTTTTTAGCAAAAAATAAGTCGACCGCAGTTAAAAATGCTCCATTTACATCGTCATTTGATGATGTTGGTGATGGAGCTTCTACATTTCCACCGACAACAAATGATTGAGCAAGAGGATCAACAAATCTCTGAACTGTTGTTGTTGTATGTGTGTTTATTGTTGTAGTTGAAGTTGTAGTATTTGTGGTTAAATTTGTTACTGTATTTGTAGTTAAATTTTTAGTCGTTGCCGTAACTGTATTTTCCCATTGCTCTAATGTACCATCTGAATTATAATTTGTTTCTGCTGAGGAAGTGTCTGTGCTTCCTGGAAGACCCGGATTATTAGTTGAACTTGATGTTAGTTTGAATGTCTTAGTTCCTGTAGAAATTCTAACGGTTGGTGTTGGAATTGAATTTGGATCTCGGATAAAAAATGCTCCGATTAAATCTCCAAAATTATCAGAAATCAACCTAAGATCTTTTACATAGGCAACCGAACCACTGGTTTGACCAACCAATTGCATACCAGTAATCAAGTATCCTGAATATTTTCCCTGAGCCTCTTCAGATAATGAAATGGTATCAATATTTAAAACTTTTGATGATTGACTATATGCAGATGGTATGGTTTCTGATTTAAAATACGGATTTACTGTATATGTTGTGGAAGGAGAATTATATTTTCCATATTTATGATTTGGAGATGCAACCCTAAAAGAAATTAAATTATTCCCTCCATAAGTACCAATAACAGTTTCTCCAATAGAAAATGCTCCGGATGCACCATAATTTTCTAATGTTTTTGAATTTGATATTTCAATTAGTTTTGGGATAAAATCAACACCACTATTTCCATCAAGAAATTGATAAAATTGTGTGGATGGTTTTAAATTAGATGCAGAAAATCCAGTATTTCTAGATCTCATAAATGATTCACTTGATGAAGAAATTAAAACATTTCTTATTGTAGTATCAGTATTTCCTACAGTATCTGATACAGTATTTGAAGTAATTGTGGATGTTGTGTTTGTAGAAACCGATGATGTTATCGAAGTATCTGTTCCTGCAACTTGTTCGAAATTACCTTGACCTAAAATATCTGGTAAAAACGCAGTACTCGATGATTGTGTTTGAACTGGAGTTAGTTCTACAAAAACATTACTAGTTAAATTATTCGTAAGAGTTCTGCTTGAGTTTAATGTTATATCTACATTTTTGTCAGGAAGTTGAACTGTTCTAACCCAATTATCAATTTCTGGACTTAGTTTAATATCTCCAGAATAAACAATTACATTAAATGGATTTACATTTTCAACTTTTGTTGCAAATGCCTGTTCTATCCACCCAACTGATTCATATTTAAGAGTTACTGCCTTTCCTGTTTTTTGAACATTTGAATCTAGTAATTCAAAATTTTCAGAAAAATCTAGTTCTTCATCAATTATTGAAATTGCCGGAGCAATCTGTGATTTTAAAGAATTTCGACTTAAAATTGGAGTTAATTCCTGTGCTTCGGGATTAACTCTAATATTAGATAATTGATTGTTGAGCAATTGATAATTTTTAAAATCATCTACAAAAAATCCACTCTTAAATCTAGTATTTCCTTCAAAATCTTGAATTTGTAAAGTCTGAGTATTTACTTCCAATAGAGAAAGTGAGGTTAATCTTTCTAGAGTTTCAACTCTATCCTCAATTAATCCAATATCTCTCATTGTATATCTTCTATTGTCCATTAAAGTGATAATAGCATTTTGTGGATTGTAAAGATATGGTGGTAATTTAATTGTTGCTATTTCCATTACAGCATCATTTTTATTCGATGCCTTTGGATTTTTGGATGATATTCCTTTTTCTAATATAAAATTTCCAATTTTATCCAAATATAGTTTATCAATTCTTGCCAAATAATAATCATATCCAATTAAAGAACTTTCATTTGGTGTTAAAGTTAAATATGTGCTAAAAGTTCTTGCTGATGAATCAAATGGAGATTTATCATTAGCAGAAAATGTAGAAACTCTTGGTCTAAAATCTAAAGTATCCGAAGATCTTACTGATCTTGGTCCAATAGAAGGTACATCATGAGTGAATCTTTCTTTATCATAACTTAAAACAGTAAAAACATCTCCAGAATCATTTGATGGAACTGAATAATAATCAAATATAATCAATAAAGATTTTGATGGTTCTGGAGTTCCGGCATTCCTAACAATTTTAGAATAATCATAATATTGATTTTTTTGACCCTTATTAAGAGTAAAAGAATTGGTGATATCTTTATATTTTCCTAGAGTAATTTTTTCTATTTCTGTTTTTATATTTGAATCTGAAAATACGACTGATTCTGATTCTAAAAATCTTTCAGAATTTAAATATACAATTTTCAAAAAATTTGATTCTCCTGGTATATTTGAAACAACTCTTGCCACTGCTTTGCTAGTGTTTCCAAGAATATTCTCACCAATGATGGCATTTGTTGTTACATTAGCACTTGCACCAAATTGAATTTTATCTAATACTGGTGCAGAAGAATCAAATGATTCATATACTGATATTATCTTTACTACATCAGGATTATTTAATGATATTTCTTCATCTTGAACTCTTAGTCCGTAATATTGATTATATGTAAGACCATCACCAATAGATGAACTTATACCACTTCCAGATTGTGGATATTTTGATTTGTCTACAGTTAAAGTTTGACTTCTATTATAAATTTTTATTTTACTTTGAATTCCATTTTTGACTAAAGTTGTATTTACTATAACATTACCATTAGGTAATCCACTAATAGTTACTGTTCCAGAGTTCAAAACAAATTGATCTGAAGTTATTTTGGCAATTGTTCCATCAACAGTGTAATGCACAGAATATCTTTCTTCATCAAATGCCGCAAAAAATGCACTACTAATTCCTGTAATATTTGCTGGCGTTAATGTTAATACATTATTACTTACCGATAGACCAGTTATTTGATGAGAGATTGTCAATAAAGAATCTGATAGATTTACTGAAGAAATATTGGAATCTGGTAATCTTGAATATAAAAATCCCTGAGATTCATTTCTTATAATAGGATCGCCAATAAATGCGTTATAATTTCCATCTACATGAGTACCACTAAATATTCCAGAAATTCCTGTAATATCTGCAATTGTTAGTGATGTTCCGGTCGGAGAGACTGCAGTTACTCTATTAAATGTTTCATCAATATTAGTAGATTGATATCTAATAATTGATCCAACTTTTACTCCAGTAAATAATTTTCCAGGACTACTCACAGTGGTTGTGCCAGATAAAGTGCTGATTGCAATTCCAACAACACTATTTGGAAATCTAAATCTTTCAAGTAAGCAATCTGAAGTAAATGCTGTAGATAATCCTGATATTGAGGTTGGTTGTTGTACTGATTTAATATCCTCTGCGGAATATGTTATTACAGATTTGATAGATCTTGGAAAATCTAATCCATTGATAATTAATTGCTCACCAACTGAAAATGTTCCAGAAGTTTGTTTTAATCTAATTATGGAAGAATCTCCACCGGCAACTACCGCAAATCCACTGGCTCCACTACTTTTACCCTTTACATATGATGTTTCCGGTAATTCGGTATTAGAAATTGCTTGATTTATAGTAATGTGTGTATGTGTTTGAATATCAAACAAATACAAGTCCCAATTAGTAGTATTTCCAGTATAGGCAGAATCAGTTAGATTAAAATTATATACTTTTGCGGTTCCAATAGTTGTAATACCTGCTTCAGACTTAAATCGATCTACTAAATTTATATTAAGTCCGCTTTTGGGTGTTCCAGATACATTATTAACTCTTATACTATTTCCCATTTCAAAAGGAATATTTACCTGTTTAACAGATTCAGTATCTCTTGATTTATCAACATCAATAATTGTAGTTGAAATTTTATCTATATCATATCCCCTAACATAAGCCTTTCCTGGAGATATTTTTAAACACATCAAATCTTCTGATGGTTTATTATTCTGTTCTGTTGTTTCAGTATCAAAAAACAAACCATTATTACCCAATCTGTCATTTAAAGAATTATTAACAGACACATTAAACGGAGAAACGGTATAATCACCGGATTCGTCGTATGTTCTTTGTGCCATATAATCTTTAATTATATTATATTGAGTTTTTGACTCAATTATTTTAATTTTTCCATTTTCAACTCTCAATAACTCAATAAAATCTGTATCATTAAAATCCGTCAATAATTTTTTAGTTAGAGTTAAATTTATTTTAAATCTATCTGCGCCCGGTGCCGCATAATTTGTAAATCCTTTGGAAGGATCATATAATGAAGAATCGTCCTTTGATCCGATAATCAATTCATCAATTTTTAATCCAACCCTATATGATGGTAAATTTGTATAATTATCTAATATTATGGTTTGTTTCGAAACATTAACAAAGTAACCTCTAATAAAATATACACCGTCTCCAATAGATGCTGCAGAACCTATAGATGTTGCATTCGATGACAATAAGGATGCAAATGGTGTTCCGGCATTAATTGTAGTATTTCCATATGTTATATTTTCTTCTGCAATTAATGATTCACCATTCTCAAATGGGTTAAATTCGAAATTATTGTCAGAATCTATATATTTGACATATATTGTTAAGTCATCAACATTAATATCATCAGGAAAAGCAATAAATTGAATTGTTGCAGTTGTTCCTGATATTTGACCTGTTACTTTCTTACCGATAAAATTTTTAATATAAAGAGAAACATCAACTCCAAAATTTCTTGAATTTAGTTTGACCGAATTAAAATTTCCATCATATGCAATATTTCCAGGAATCACCATTGATCCTTCTTTAAAGATATGTCCCCCAAAAGATTTTACTTGATCTTGTAAAAGAGATTGTAATGTTGTTAGTTCTCTTGCCTGTACTGGATATCCAGGTTTAAATAGAACTTTGTAAAAATTACTTTCAGAATCAAAATCATCATAATATGGACTAATATTTAAATCTGTTTTTTGTGTCATTTTTAGTTAGAATTCCAGAATAATTTTAATGTCTTCTTTTTGGTGAATATCCCTTGTTACCAAAGGACGATTATCAATATAAATTATTTCTCCCGACTTTATATTTATCTCAGGATTTGAAAGACCTCCAGTGAAGGTTGCTCCTAAATCTATAACTTTTCCACCAATAGTTACTTTATTACTATTATTTGCGAATGAAGTATCAATAGATGTAGAGTATGGTAAAATATTTACTCCAGAAGATTCGAAAGCATAAACTTTAGATTCTGAAGATACCTTATTATAATCAGTTTGATCTAATTTATTTCCAAAATATGAGGATCTATCTCTAAAGTATTTTAAAACTTTTGTTTCTTTATCATAAGATGCAACATATCCTTTTGCAGTTCCGATTCCACCAGATACAATTTGATTTATTGTATCTCCTATTGTTGGAGATCCGGTAAATCCTGAAGTAAATGCAATACCAGAAAGTGATGAATATTGATTTTCAGTAAAAACAACAGAATCTGAAGAAGGTATTGTTGGATTTTTTATAATACCAACCTGCGAAAATATCGTATCGGTTGGAAAATCTTTTGTTGAATCATCAAATCTTGCATATATTAGAACTTTATCAGTTCCCAATTCTGTGTAAATATCATATCCGTGCCCTTTTGATGGTGGAATGATTGGTATTAATTTTGCAGGAGTTAAACTTCCTGTCGGTTGGAGACTACCCAAATCAACTATTGCCCACGTATATCCATAACCTCCTGCAGTAACTTGTGTAGAAGTAATTTTTCCAGTAGTATCAACAGTAATTGATACCCTTGCCCCAGTACCATCCCCAATAATATCAACAATTCCTGATTTATATCCTCCTCCACCATTTGCAATATATACCTGTTTAATTTGATTTGGGTTTGTAGAACTTGAATATCCATTTTCCCGAATACTTACAATTTCACTATTTGTAGATGTTTTCCAGTCATTCGGAACAACAATATATTCTGTTGAATCAAATTTTATAATATCACTTGGTGAAACTGAAAATAAATATTTCCAACGATATCCATCTCCACTTTCACCTGCCACAGAAGGTTCTAAATCAGTAAAAGTTGGTTCATCTAGTGATTTTCCACCCTTTGGACTTGTTACTGAAGACCCATTATCAATACAAATATAAACTCTATAATCACTATTAATTACATAAAAATTTGAATCATATAGTCTAGAGAGGTTAGAATTTGGAGCAGGATTGTAAATACTATAATCGTGCCTATACATATCATATGATGTATTAGAAGTCCAAGTAACATTTCTTATAACTCTTCTAATATTACTACTTGTAATTTTTTTCCCGAATAATGCAGTATCTCTGTAATGTGAAGAATATTCAAGATTATCAACTGGATTTGGAATATTTGTATTCCAATTTGATGTTCTTCCAAACCCGACGATTGCTGGATTAGATAGTCCTAAAAAAACATAATATGAATTGTTACTGTCTAAAACAGAGTCTATAAAATTACTAGCATTTAATATTCTAAATTGATCTGTTACGATTGCTGCCATATTGTTATTTTTTAGATATTTATAAGAGTTTAGAAAGTGCTCCAGTCTTTCTAAGACCGGATATTCTTCTTTGTATTGTTGGGAATGTTGATAATCCAACATCAATAGTATTTCCTGTTACTCCTATAGAAATTGGAGAACCTGATCGACTAAATCCAGATAATCTTCCCCAAGAGTATTTTCCAACAGGATTTGATGTGCTTCCAGTTGATGCCAATCCAACCACAGAGGTTGATGATAATATGTTACAAGTAATAATTCCAACAGTTCCACTTGAAGAAAATGCAGAGATAATGTAAATATTATCTAAAAATGTTGTTCCTATTCCAACTATTGAAGAATTTGAATTGTTAATAGAAGTTAGACCACTTCCAATTCTTGTATCAAAAATATAAATTGGATATCCTATTTGCAATTGTGAATATTTTTCTGATGGACCGGTTAAGATAAATTTAAGTGCCAATGGATTTCCATTAGTACCAGTTGTAGTAGAAATTCCTGTAATAATTCCACTAAATCCATTAACTGTGGTAATTGTTGATATATTTTCATATATTGGATCTGGGAGTGGTGCAATAACTTTTGGTGGTGTATTTAAAGTTGTGTAACCAAAACCAGGATTAGTGATTGTTATTGGTGTTGTTAATGTTCCACCGGCACCAACTGTAACTGTTGCGGTTGCAGTAGATCCTACTGTAACTATTACATCTCCTATTTTTTCTAGTATTACTGGAGGTGGAGAAATTTTTAATGTTACTGAATTTCCAGTATATCCACTACCTGGATTATTAATAATAAGTGATTGTACTGTTCCTAACCCAGAAACAACCGCTGTTATTCCGGCCGATACTGGATCAAGAGAACCAGAAACAATTAGGGCATCTGTAAATCCTGGATTCCCGTACTTAAAGAAATCTGCATTATCCACAAATATATACTGATCTGTGGTTGAAAAATCTCCAATAATTTTTGCAGTCGGGAATATTAAAGATTCAAGAGAATCTCGACTCTTATAGAAGAAATCTCCATTAATTTTTTGATCGACTTTCTGTTTAATCCAACTTAATGGTTTGTACTCTTTAGAATCTACTCCTTGTTTAGAATATAAATTAGTTTCAAATCTATCCGATCCAGATATATCAAATACTGTTCTTTTATCTTGTGATATTGTGTCTCGAATTGAATTATTTTTTAAAACCTGTACAACATCACCTCTTTGTAAAGTTTCTTTTATATCATTAATTTCAGAAATATCATCACCGGCAGTACCTTTATAGAAAAATATTGCAACATTATCTTCGGTTTTTGGTGCAGTTGTGAAAGCAAAACTTGTTCCACCATCAAATACATATGCTGTTTCTGGATCTTGAATAACCCCATTTATAACAATTAATAAGGCATTAGACAGATTAACTATAGAACCCTCTAATTTTTCAAAACTCAATAATTCATCATTATAAAATAATGGAAATCTAGTTCTAACACCGTCTTGATAGTTTTTAATAGAATCAATAAAATCAAATTGCCCAAATTGCCATGCAGAGAAAGAGTCAGAAAATGTGTCAATAACTGTCAATTTAAACTCTGATATTGGAGAATTTAATCCCTTTGCAGTCACCAATCCAACCGGTTTAAATACATCACCTCTTTGGAATGAGTATCCTTGTCTTGAAATACTAAATTTAGATACTTCAAAATATGTTGATCCAATTCCTGTAGTTGAACTTGCACCAACTTCAACATTTAGTAAAAGACCTATTCCAGTTTTTGTTGTTGCACCAATTCCTAATCTTGATACACCAACAACATTTAAATTTTCATAAGATGGTTCTGATACAAATATTTGTGGATTTGAATAACCAGTACCTCCAGCACCAATTGTAAATCCAAGAGTTCCTCCAGCACCAACAGATGCAGTTATATTTGCAGTGTCTCCAATATGACCACTTTCATATACGGAAACTCCTATTGCAACAATACCATTATATCCAGATCCTGGTGTAAGGTCACCATAAAAAGAAAATACAGTTCCTTGCCCAACATAATTATGAGGAATAGTAGATATACCGGCATCGATGGTAAAGGATGTTGTAGTACCAATTGCTTTTATTGTAAATGTTTTTCCTATACCAGTAACACCTTCTGGAAATATAGTTGTAGTAATTCCCGAATAATGAGTACTAAATGTAACAGCAATACCGGAACCAATTGTTGATCCAATCGTGGATGATGTACCGATTCTTACAAAGGTATTTCCAACAGAAACAACAGGAATATTTGTAAGTTTTCCAGTAATCGAAATAGAACTTCCTATAGAAACATCTGATACAGAATCTACAAAAATTACAGTTGATCCAATTCCAACAGTTTGTCCAGTAGTAGTTAAAGTCGTTAGAAATGGGTCATTTACCGGACAAGAAAAATTAAGACCAATTAATGTAACTTGCTTTACATTTGTATAATCAAATTTATGCGGAGTTGTAGTTGTAACATCTAACAATCCTGTTGTTTTGTGATATGTTGCAGTACTAATCGCAAATGCTGATCCAGTAGTTGCTGTGCTTACGATACTAGTAATTGCACCAGATCCATTAATTCTTGGTAGTATTTTTGCTCCAACAAGAGGTGCATACCCAAGACCAGTAGAAGAACCCAAAGAAATAATTATCCCACCTCTAGGAATTTGATTTTGATTCACATCAAATTCAGAAGTAATTATTATATCAGAATTTGAACTAGCAATTCCCGAAAATACTACACTTGATATTCCAGAATTTTCAATAATTTTAAAATTGTTTTCTGTATTATTTAAAGTTGTTGGAGTTTGAAAAACTCCATTTATGAATAGAATTCCATTTCCACCAGTAGTTCCTAATCCAACGGTATTTGCACCACCTACAGTTAATGTAAATGTCCTACCAATTCCTGTAAATTGGGATGAAATATCATCATATATTTGATTTGAGGTATAATTATTTCTTAAGAAAACTCTTCCTGTAAAATCTGAGGTTTCAAATCTTAAATTACTTGAATCTCTTTCTATTTGTGGATTTCCTCTTGGAGATTCTGAAAAGAAAATCTTATTATCAACAATATTATATGAACCCTTATAAATTCTTGCTTCCGTAGAATCTGTATGTGATGTTGCAGATGATCCGACAAATCCTCTTCTGACTTCAACTAGATTAAAACTTCCATTATTAGTAATTGGTCCAACATTTGTTGTCCCTAAACCAACATTTATAATTCCCATATACTCGTTATCAATTTTGAGAATATCTCTTGGAACTATTGTTGATATTCCACTTAAAGAAAATATTGAAGATACTGCACTAATTTGACCACCATTTCCAGATAAAGTATGAGATGTTGGGGTAAATAATAATGGATATTGAACTACATTATCGATTGTAATAAGTACTTTTTCATTTTTCTTTTTCATTTCGAGTTGGTGTGCATTACCTAAACCAACTGAGGTGAATGTAACTCCAATTCCTAAAACAGCATAATCCTTTCTTGTTGATAATTTAAATTCATTTTCAGATATTTTGATAACATAAACATCTGAAGGTAATAATGTAGTCACAATTCCTGCAGAATTTAAAGTTGATCCAATTCCAACTGAACTTGCACCGACTCCAATAAAAGTTGATTTTGGTGTATATATAAGTTCTTCTAAAGGACTGAAGAAGTGATTTTTTATTGTAAATTTCCCAGTAGAAAGATTTAATATTGAAGAATTTGGTGGATCAAATGTTTTTGCAAAAATTGGAATGTTTTCATTTTTTAAATCAAAATCAAGTCTATTAATTCTATCTCCATTAATTGCATTATAAAAAATAAGATCAATAGAATCAGTTACGGTTCCGTATGTAAGATTTGGTGCAATATTAATGGAATCTAAAGTTGAATATAAGCACTGATTGAAGGAAAGAATTTTTATTTGAGAATTTATTCCAGAATCTGGGTAGAATTTTAATTGTAAGTTATCACCAGAATATTCCCCACCAAAAGTTCCAATTCCAGATGTACTTCCTATTGAAAGAAAGGGAGATTGTTGAACATATATGTCATTATTATCATGAATCATCATAACTTGATGAAGAGCACTAGTAGATCCTACACTTACCTCAACCAAAGATTTAATTGCATTAAAATTAGATTTATTCAATGATATTATCGTAGATGCCAAAGAAACAGTAGATGAATAATTTGATTGATATATTGCACTTCTTTCATTTCCTGCAATTTGATTTGGTAAAATAAATCGATGTGCTCCAACCCCAATCGCAGTTGTTCCGAACCCAACAATCCTTGATCTAATATCTACACTATTTGATGAATTGTTTTTATAATTTAGTGATAAAGTTCCAGAAGAAATGTTTGCTCCAAATGTTCCAATAAAATTTCCAGAATAATTACTTGAAGATTCTGAATCAAAATAATATTCTGAAATATAAGTATTTGTTCCATCGTGATTTAAATATACCTCAACAAAATTGATTGAATTTGCTGTTGAATCAATAATTTCAACATTAGCAAGCAATGATGAAAATTTAGATGAGTCAACTGAAATAATTGAAGTTGATATCCCTGATGATGCTTTTTTATTAGATCCAGTTAAATCAATAAATCCAATTGAAGTTGTTCCAATTCCAACATCTGTAGAATTAAAATTACTTTTAATAACTTTAATATCATAATCTGTACTGTAAGGATCATCGGGTATAAATTGTAAATAAGTTTCTCCAGAAGCATTCTTAACTATAGAAAAATTTCCATATTGTTCTCCAGATATGTGAGTAAGACCTATTCCGGAATTTACAAGTGTTGATTTTTCTGCTACAACTGAATCAGTTTTATCATTTAAAATGATAAGTTCTGATAATTGAATTTGTGAATTATCATAATTAGAAACTCTAACTAAAATATTATTATAAGATTCTGTAGAATTTAATTTGATTAAATTTATAAACTCACTTGGTTCTCCGTCTAAATTTGAAAATTGTCTGCTTATATCATCTACCTTTAAAACAACATTAGTTTTACACTCAATATAATCTGCTAATTTTTTAGTTTTTAATTTTAAAAATTTAGATGAACTTCCAACAACATCAATATCAAGCGCCAAATCAAAATCATAAATCGTATCTACTCGGTTTTCTTCAATAATATCATAAACCACAGACATTGCATTGGTAGAAGTTAATATTCCAGACTTTGAAGTTGAGGTAATTCCAGTGTCAGAAAAATTTTTAAGACCACTAGTATGGAGTAGGCTATTAATTGGAGTTTTTGAATCTTGGTATTCAATTGGACTTTTTACGGTATATGAAAGATTTTGATAATAATCATTATCGGGAATTACTTGATTGTCTTGACTTAATTTTCCAATATCATCAGACCATCCAAGATTTTTTTCAACAGAATAATCAACTTTAAATTTTCCAACACTATATTCAATTTGATCTATTGTTGCGATATTTCCAGTTTCATTTCCAACTATAATTTCTTCAATCGATGGATTATAAGATCCAAATACTTTAATGAAGGAATTATTAGTTGAAATAATTTTTAAATCTCTTGAAACTCCTTTTGAAGAGAGTTTCTCACCAATATTAAAAAATGAAGAAGTTTGTGAAACTTTAAATTCTGGATAATCAGTACTTTTTATAATATTTGCAATAGAATCTTGAATTGTTTTGGCAATTCCGGTGTTCGTGGTTAAACCAGTTATATCAATAGTAACTTTATCAAGAATTCCTGAATTATTATAATTATCTACAGTAAAAAATTTATAATTATAATCTTCAGAATTAAAACCAGAACCATTAGATCCTATTTTTTCAATTCCTTCGACAAATACTAGGTCACCTGCACTAAATGGTGATGTAATAAATGTTGATATTCCATTTATCGTCGGAGTTGTTATGTAACAGGTAAAAATTCCACTAGAAGAAGATTCAATTCTTTGAATACTAACTCCATTTGTATTATTTTCTGCAACTAATTTTACAGTTTTTTCAGGAAGACCTTTGGGATATTGGATAATATTTACAGAATCTATGGAATTTCCTGATAATTTTGCATTCAATATTCCACTATTAATCTTTTGCCCAGTTGTGGAATTTACAATCGAAATATTGGGAGCATTAGTATATCCCTTTCCACCATTAGTAACTATAATGCTATCAATTGTATTTGAATTTTTAATTGTAATAAGTGGAGATATGTATGCAATAGGTTGTAAAGTTTTATCAGAAGAATATTCAAAACCTTCATTAATAATTCGTAGTTCTTTAATATTACCTATATTTTTTGATTTTGGAACAATATATGCATCTTTTCCATTTTTTGTATTCAATCCATTGAATATTGGAAGTTTTTTATATCCAGATCCTCCAGAGACAATGTTAATTTTATGAATAGGTCCTTTTGCTGAAATTGAATTTGTATTATATCTTAAAATATCACATTCATTTTCCGAATATATTAATTTTTCTGGTATTTTTGTTAAAGAAATACTAAATGTTGTTGATCCAATACCTGAAATATTATAAGTTGAATTATATTCACTATTTTCAAATAATATCTCCGAATAATTATTTACTGAAGTATCAGTTGTACTAATACTTCCAGATTTTTCTAAATTATAATACAATTTGGTTGGAAGTTCTTCATTATAATTGACAGTAATAGATGCCGTTGAAGAAACTCCAACAGTTCCTATTCCTACTAATGTAAATGTTGATGTTGATGCAATTGATACAAATTCATTTTTATAGTTTTTATCATAGTAAAGTTTAAATTTGTATCCAGAAAGTGATGAATCTGACAAATTAAATACTAAATTATTATTTCTAATTGTCTTAATTTGAGGATTTACGAGTGAAATCGATTGATTTGATCCCCCTGTACTTGCTATACTCACTATTGATGGTGGAATATTTTTAGAATCAAGATAAGTCTGTGAAAGTTTTATACTATTATCATTGACTTTATAGACATAATAAAAATCTGTAGATAATCCAGAAGGAAGTACATTGGAAGAATATAATATTTTATCTCCTGTTTTTAAATTATGAGAATTAATCGTAATTATATTCGTAGATGTATTAATCCCGGTGGAATTAAATCCTATTGGATTAATTAAAATATTTCCAGTATTTGAATCTCTTTTAACATATATTGAAGTCGATGTTCCAATTCCAACCGAAAGATTTGGTTTAACCTCTAAATTTATAACATCATTATTCGCTAATTCATGATAAGTTGATACTGAAACTATGGATTTAATTCTATCCACTCTTCCCTTTATTTGAGAATATTGACTTTCAATTGAATAATTATTATTATTAGATCCATTATTTGTAAAATAAACTTCTGATGAATTTAAAGTTGTTTTGATTCCAATAACATTTATATTTTTATTAGTTACATATACATTTGTAGGTATATCAAATGGAGTTCCTGTAGAAGAAGTTGATATTGAAATTTTATCTGGATTATCATTTGCTAAGGTTAATAATACAGATTCATTATTTACAAATGGGTGATTTTCAATATAAATTCCTTGAGTTGGAACAATTCTCGTAACATTAGAATCTCCAAATTTAAATGTGATTGAATTTGTAATTCCTGCGGTTGTTCCGACTCCAACAGATTGTTTTGGATTAAAAAATACTTTATTATTAACTTTGGAATCAAAATAATCTATTTTTTGAGAAATTATAAATGAGTCTGGAATAAAATTTATGGGTGTTGTTGCTGTATGTGATATTCCTGTATATCCTCTTTGTACTTTAATTATATTCAGATTTTCAAATACTTCTAATATCTTTAATGTTTCTGAACCAATTGTAATACTACTTCCTACCGATACCTTGGTTGGAATTTGAGTAACATAAATTTCTGTCGAAAATCCTGCAGTTGAGCTTGGAATATTTTTTAAAACATTTGAATAATAAGATGATACTCCAATTTTATAATAATTATTTAATTTATTTAAACTTGTTGAAAATCCTGAAATTACAACAAAATCTCCATTTAATAGGTCATGATAAGGTAAAATTGTAACCTTTACTTGATTGTCATTATTCCAAGTAAAAATTGAATTTTCATAAGTTTGTACAGTTGTATCTAATTTAACAATATCTTTTCCTGATATGGAGGAAACTTTTGCAATTAGTCCTCCACCACCAGTATTTTTATCATCAAAGTTTAAGACATCATTTACTTTATAATCCGATCCGGGATTTATGATGTTAAATTCATTTACATTTCCACTTGTTACAGATTCGACAACAGATTCTTGATTTGTAAATTCACTTGTTTCGATGATAAAGTCATTATCTGCATAATTATCTGAAATTTTATATGGTAAAGTGTTTCGAAGTAAATTTGAATTATTAAAATCAAATGATTGATTGAGTATTGAATTTTCTGATAATGTATTAGATCTGTAGGTATTTCCAATAAAGTATGGAAATTTTGGATTTAAGGTAACTGAATCTAGAGTTGCAAAATATGCATAAACACCATTTGGAAATTCTGGAGTTTTTCCAAATCTACCATTATTTTCATCTAAATCTCCAGAATTTGTATAAGTATAATCTTCAACAAAAAATTCTTCTGGAAATTGAGGTCTATCGATAACATTATTTACTTTTAATTCATATCCAGAAGATAAAAGTTTTGGTGGTGAATTTGAATTTTCTGGATCAGTATAACCATATGGTCCGTATATTGGATTTCCGTCATATGCCCATCCAATTATTTTAGATACATTTCCATTATCATTAAATGATGTTCTTAACTGGTCAAAATATCTAGAAATAGAATATTGTAATTGACCATCTTTTTCGAATAAAAACTCATCTCCAAATTTTTTATTATGATTAACTGTTAGTGATCTAATTTTAGTATCAAAAACAGCATTTGATCCTGAAGATTTAACTTTAATTATTGTTGATGTGGAAGAATATCCTATTCCACTATTAACTATTTTAATGTCTGATATTTTTCCATTAATAATCACTGGTCTTAAATCTGCACCAGATCCAGAACCAGAAGAATCTTCTATAATTAAATCTGGAATTGAATAATATTCTTGTCCACCATACTGAATATTTACAGAATTAATTTCGCCATTGATAATTATTGGTTTTAATTGTGCTTCTCTACCATTTTTTATTGTTATTATCGGTTTTTTTTCAAGATTTAGAATTGATGATCCGTATCCTGTTCCGGATTCGTAGAGATAAGCGTCAATAATTTTACCTTTGACTACTGGAGTTGTTATTAAGGACTTATACTCTTGTGTTGTAGTACCGAATCCGACCGGAGAATATGTTATAGAAACAGATATATCTGGATAACTAAAATATTGATATCCAGATCCAGTTGAAGAAAATCTGACATAATTTTTTCTATCATAGTTGTCAGTATTTGTTCCACCAATTCCGGCATCACATAATTTAAATGAATTTTCATTTTCATTTAGAATATAATATTGCGGTAATGTTGAAATTCCAATTGTGGATGTCTGATAATTGTAGTTTACCAATTCTCCGTCTTTAAATCCATGATTTTTAAAAGTTACATTATTATAAGTTGTTGATATTCCTGTTGGTGAAACAATTAATTTTCTATTAGTATATTCACCACCATTAAGTACTTTAATTTCTGATACTGTATTTTTATATGATGCTGTTCTAAATCTATGAATTCCAGAAGTATTAACTGCATTAAAACTTACAGTATTAATTCCAGAATTATAATCTAAATTAGATTGATAAAGTCTAATGGTTTTATTATTATCAACTTTAACATAATAGGTTGTTTCATTAATTAAAGTTCCTGGAGTAGTTCCTATGCCAATTCCAAGATTTCCGTTTGAATTATATATTATTTGTTCGCCATTATTTAAATTATGATTGTTTATAAATGTTAATTGTCTTGTTGTTGAACTAATTCCACCAGAATTTTCAATAAGTCTTCCATCAAACAAAATACTTCTTTGCCTTTTTGTGACAATTGGTTGTAAAAATGCACCAGAACCATTTCCACCAGATACCCCAATAGATACAATTTTATCAATATCATAATCTTGAGAATCAATATAAACTTTTTGAATTGATCCACTGATTACAGGATGAACTAGTGCTGTTATTCCTATTCCAGAAGAAATTGATATTATTGGTGGATTTATAACATCAAAATTGCTTCCACCATTCAATACATTAATAGATTCTAATGGACCATAATAAATTTTATCATTAGATTTATAATTACTAATCTCTACTCCATTAATTAACATCCCAATCGGACCTGGAAGAGTCGGTTCTCCATTTCCGGTATCAATGTTTCCTATTAATGGAAATTTTTTAAGTAATTTCTGTGGACCAATAATTCCTGATTTTTGAGAATATAATGTAAAAGTATGAATGCCAGCATTAAAGTTAGAATCCGCAAATGTGATGTAATTATCACTACCAATAAATGATTTTGAAAAATAAAGTCTTATTCCTTTGGGATTGGATATATTCTCGACATAGTAATCACCAGTTCCCAATCCAACTATTGGAGTACCTGAAGGTTGATAATAAACTCTATCTCCAGTAATAAATGGTGAACTGTCGGGGTCATATTGTATTAAAGTATAATTTGCTGTTAATCCTGTCCCAACTAATGATTTAATTTTAGTTGTTATTTGATATGTATATGAAGTATTTCCATCTGATGGTAATGAATTTGAAGCCACATATGCATAGTTATCATCCACATATAAATTTTGTATGTCTGATAAAACAGTATTATTTCCAAATTTTATGGGAACATTTAGACTTGATGCGGTATTCAGTTTTCTTCTTATATCATATTTTTGATTAGCATCTAAAGTACCTAAATCCGTGGTAATACTATTTTCAGAAGGGTTTATTGTGGCAATAGTTCCAGTGGATATTCCTACATTAGATTCTCTATTTAAGAGTTCAAGTTTATCTCCAATTTTTAAACTAGATCTATCAATTGGACTTACAAGAGTATAATTTATACTACCATCCTTTATTTGATATCTTGATCTTGTATTATAAATCCAAGAATTTGCAAAAATTTCTTTGTATGTTTGATTAGTTTCTGGATTTTGAATTAAATCTCCAATAGTTTTAACTGAAATAGTTTCGCCTTCATCAAGGTTTAAAGAATCTGATGTTTGTACAAATTTTGATAATACTCCAGTAAGTCTTAATTCGACTTTTTTTGTAATATCTCCATTTTCATATCCATAATAAAATTCATCTGATCTTATATCATCTTTTGTTGAGATTGTGTATTGAATTCCTGAACATTCAAAAAACTGATTAATACTTTTACTTTGATATGTAATTGTATTTTTTCCGGATATAATTTTTCCATTTTCAGGAAATCCAATTGTAGAATCTACTGAAATTACAGAAGATCCAATATAAACTGTTTCAAGGCACCTGGTACTTGGTGTAATTGTAAAGTTACCTTCAACGGCAGATATATCATCATATCCAACAAAAAGAGAAATTTTATAATATTGTCTATTATTTCTTAAAAATGGTTCAATTTCTGAAATTGATGCACCGGTAATTGTGTCTGAAGATTTTCGAATTGTCTGTCCAATTAATTTGGAAGGATCTCCAGAAATTCTTTCGGCAATTACAATTTCTCTTCTGATAAATTGTGCTGATGATGGTTTGATTAAAAATTCTTCAAGATTTACAACTCTTGGATTTACTCCATATAGAACATTAAACAAAATTCTAAATGATTCATTCGTTCCTTTTGACTGATAGAATGATTTTGCCTGTCTTATAAAATTTCCAACATTTAAATTTGAAACAAAGTCAACTTCTTCTAATCCGGGAACAAATGTATATTTGAGTTTTTTATAAAATTCCTTTAAAAATAAGGAACTTAAATTTTGTATTGAAGATTTATTCTTATGATCTGATGATGTTGTTTTGGAAAAAATTAATTCTTCTTGATTCAAATCGTTATGATAATTTGTAATTCCACTAAATCCACGAATACACCCGGTGAATGAATTTGTTGTGATTCCTGTATATGTTATAACTTCATCATCAACCTTTAATAACCCATATTTTTGTGGAAATCCTTTCGTACTTGTTACTGTTATGATTCCAACAGTTGAATTAATATCATTTTGTAGAAATGTATTATCAACAACAACTTCTGGAGTTAGATTATCTAACTTTAAATATTGATCTAAATTTTCTGCAATATCTACAGGTCCACCTTGATATTCTTGAGAGATATAATATTGTTTTAAAAAATCTATGACCTTTGGACTTTCGTCCAAAATAAACTCTGGTAGTTGATTTTCAATAATTTGTTGAATCTTGACTCTGGATTCGAACCCTGTTTGTATCATATTATGATCTTATAAAATTTCCGTTTGAATAACTTGAGGTATAATAGTCTTTTACAAATGATGTTCCAGATATTTCATCACCAGAAGCAATTACGTCTCTTACCATATTTATTGTACTTTTTGAAATGCTAAAATTCAAATACAAATCATTTAATCCAACAATATCATTTGATTCTGGAAATGCCTGAATTTCAATCGTATTATCTGCGAGAGAAGTCGCGCCAATTTTAATTGTCCCTAGTTTAATTTCCCCCTTTGAGTAATCAATTGTTCCGGCAGATTTTACAATCACTTTCTTGGAAGCATTTATAACTGCAATAATTCCATTTGTTCCGGTAGAATCAGGAACATCTGTGAGATATACCGTATCTGATTCATTTGATATTTTAAATCCGGTGGATTTGATATTATAACCCTCTCGATTAATGTGAAATTTATTTCCAAAGCATAATTCATATTGAGCAAATTGTCCGGTAATTGCCTTTAAGTCTCTTCGAATTCTAACTTTTGTGATATTTGAAGTTATAGAATCGTCTGTATTGTCAATCACCTGAAGAACTTTACTGTACTTAAATCTTCCGCCAAATTTATTTAAATCTATAGAATTTGAGTATTGAGTCAGTGAATTAGTAATTCTGGTTTTGAGAGATTCAACCGTAGAAACTTGAGAGTAATTATAATAAATTGAAGAATCAATTTCGACATATAATATTTTAAGATCGATTATTTTTTGATTAATTCCAGAAATGCTATATTGTTTAAGATCGGATAAAATTCTTGATTTTTGGAAATCTGAAACATATGTTCCATTTTTTGGTTTAATTGCAATTGATACTGTTCCAAATTCGGGGGGATCCAGTTCTTCTCCACCAATAATAGAAACGGATTCTGTTTCTGGGTATATTTTTTTAATGATTGCCTCATAATCACGAGAGGTGACCGCTCTGTACTGTGAAGAATAAATTCTTGGAGCAAAATAACGAATTGAATCTATTGACTCAATTTCGGCACCATTTTGAGATTGCTGATTTGTTGTAATTGAAATCGCACTTGAAAAGTTACTTGCAATCACATCAGTAGAGTCTTTAAGACTTCCGGCAAAGGAAAATGAAGATGCTCCGTTTCCTGATATTCCGTCTGTAACAATATAAGTTACGGTGATTACTGAGTTATTTGACAATTTTTGACCTATTAATCCATCACCAAAAAGAAGTTCGTACTTTTCGTCCTGAACTTCCTGTAACAAATAAATCTTTGAGGTTGAATTTACATTTAAAATATTATCCACAGAAAAGTATTGAACTCCAGTACCACTTTCATTACTTTCTCTTACATAAACAGAAATTGTTGAAGTATCTATAAATGAATTATTTAAAATAAATCTTTGATCCAGTGATCCATCGACCGTAAATTCCTTTTTTAAAAATGTTCCTTGATATACTGTGATTTGATTAAAATCTGCAATACCATTTACCAGATTTGCCGAAATATTATTTGGAATTGAGAATGTGTATGAAGTATCATTAACTGTTCCTATACACACCAGTCCTGCTTGTAGAGTGAGAGTTGGAGTGTTTTGTGATGTAGATACCTTAAATGAAATTTGCGCCTTTGATGCCTCTCTGGATCGTGGTATATAACCAATATTTCCTGCCAGTGAAACTACATTTTGACGAATGGTTGCCGAATTCAAAAATGATTCGTTCACAACCATGTTTGAATTAAATGCCGTGATATAGGTATTATATGCCAGAGTATCAATTAAAACTGAAAAGTTAGACCCTTCGAAATCAAAATCCGTAAATGTTGAATTCGCACGAAGATAATCTTTGATCGAAGTTTTGATTTGATCGAAATCTAAATTGGCAAACTTTGTAAAAGGCATTTTTTTATCTGGTTGCCTCTAGAATGAATGAAAATTGTTGTGTTGGAATTTCTTGTCCGATAATATCAAATATAATGGTAATTTCAAATTCATTTTCATCTGGTCTTGGATCTACCTGAACATCAACATCATTCACTCTGGGCTCAAAGTTTGAAATTGTATTCAAAATTTGATCACGAATGACCGAGGCAGTACCAAAATCGACGAATTCAAACAAACTTTGACGAACATCAGATCCTAAAATTGGATTAAAAAATCTTTCTGTTGGAATTGTTTGAACTAAATTACGAATTGAACGACGAATTGCCTGCTGATTCACCAGAACCGGCAGGTCTTTTGTGCTTGGATGGGGGTCAAAGGATAGACTAATGTCTTTAAATGATCTTGATATCCTTGTAACAGACATATGACATGATATTCGTCATATTATTTATAACTATTTACAAGAAGTTCCGTAGTTTGGTTCTGTTCCATATTCCCAGTCATCATAGTCTTCATCATTACGAATTTTTTCATGAAGATCAGATTGTTTTTTAAAATTATATTTTGGTGCTCTGTCATGTACGACTTCTTGAAGAATTCTTTTTTGATTGTCTTCTGATTCGAATAGCATTTGTGAAACTCCTGTTTTAAGAATAAAACAGAACTTTTATAATGGAGGTTTCTATCTCCTTATACTATTTAACGATTTATTTCTTTTATACTATAATTATATGAATTTAAGTATTTTAACAATTCAATGGCGATTAATTTTGGTTTTCCATCACCACATGTATAAATGTCAATCGCAATACAACCTTCCTCCGGCCAGGTATGGCAGGATACATGACTTTCTGAAAGAGCAATTACGATTGTGATTCCGTGTGGAGTAAAACTATGTTTAAAAATATTAAGTATTTCCATTTTTGCACGATTAATTCCGCGCACCATGATTTCTTCAAGAGAATTTAAATCGTCTAATAGATTAAACTTGACATCATATACTTCAATTAGTATATGAGTTCCCATTGAAAATTGTTTCAATTCATATTTTATAAAAATCTATTTATCCTTTACCCTGACCTCGATATTTCTTTTTTGCTTTATTTCTGGATGTTGCCGAATATTTGGTATGATCTCCGGAACCCTGACTTGTGTTTTTTGGATGAGATTCGATTGTTTGATTCGAATTCGATGATTTTTTAATTGCCATCTAAAGTTTCTCCTATAATTTCAGTTTCAATTTCATTTGGATGTGGAGTACCCGACAAATAGAAATCATTTGCCAGATCCTCCATAGTATTGAAGTATTCTTCTTCTGTAAGATTGGAATAAATTTTACGACCCTTACATAGTATGTTGTAAAATTCTTTAGACATTAAATCACTCTAGTCTTCTCATGACCAACACGAATACGAGGATCACACCAAATTTCAAATCCTGCTTCTTTTGCATCTAAACAGAATGATACGTCTTCACCACACATATCCTGAACCTCACCGGATTCAAAGACTTGCATCTTAGGTGCAAACCAGGGATACTTCATTTCTTCGTGTTCAAAAATACCTTTTTTAATGAGTAACCAACCAAATCCTGCATAATCAACAGTGAATGGTTTGCGGCGCTTTGAAATACTTTCTGTGGTTTCGTGATTCATGACTCCACCATTATTGCGGAAATCATCTTCTTCCATCCAATGAGCAACTGATGTGGTTACACCATCTTCTGTTGCATACCATCCAGAAGCAATATCCTTATCCATGAGAATTAGTTGCCAAAACTTCTCAGAATTAAAGACAATATCAGAATCAATCCAAAGTTGCCAATCATAATTTAGTTTACCATCCCAGGGAAGTTGATTTGGTCCTCTGAGAACATTTGCTCCTAGGCATTTGCAACGGGCAAAATTAACCATGGATGAATAGTCTTGAGAAATTTGAATACTTGCTCCGGCCTGAACAATATCAAAACATAACTGAACAAAACTTTTGAGGTAAGTATAGGAGACTCCTCTTCCAGGAAGACAAAAGACAATTGATTTTCCTTTTATCATTTCTCGGGCAAGATTGTAGTCCCATTCTTCTTGAGATTGGCCTGTGACTGGTGCTTTTGCTTTTACTGTAAATCCTTTTGCCATAATTTCAATTCATTACTGAAGTATCATACAACATTATATATCATCTGTCAATCTATATGTTCGGTGAGGATTACCTCATCTCCTTCAACTTTAAAACTAATTTCAGTATCTTCATACCATGAGAGTTCATTTGCAATACTCTCTGGAATAATTACATAATAGTCTCCGCTGATTGGATCGACTTGTATGTTCTCAAAAATTTCGCCGGAATTTTTTTTCATTTGAGGTGTTTATAAAACTTAATTTCATTTTGTATATATTCGAAAAAATTTTTGTATTTGAGTGTTTTATCTTTATGCCTTCCGTAACACTTTGTAGGTTAGGGTAGTGTTGCGTTTTTCATACGGCCCCCGCCATCACGATAACGACATAACGACATACTGCCGATCACGAACGACCGAATCACTGCCGCTCACGAACGGATGGGGATAGCGTGTGCCACCCCCCGAACCGTCACGTCATGCTGCCCGATCTGCCAGTCGTTCGTGGGCGGCAGTGATACGGTCAACGCGGTGAATTGCCTTAGCATTGGCGATGGCAGTCTCAAGGTCGGCGACCATCACGGCACCCAACCCACGGGCAGGGGTCATTGTGCTGCCACGTCCGCTGCTGACGCGGATCGACTGTCCTTGCACGTTGAAGTCTGAGGAGCGAACTGTACCGATTGCACGGGTCATAACGAATGGGGGTCGGTTTGCTCAGGGGCAGGTGTCAACCCTGCCCCCCCGTAGGGGTCACCAGAGGAAATCTTCTATCGCTTGCCTACGCTTGGCACGGGTTGCCAGTTCCTTACAGATTGCCCGCTCCTCTTTAGGGGTGGGGTTGCCTACCCATAACCACTCCTCCAATTCAAAGGTGGTCAACTCTGGGAACTTGGTGGCGATGGTGAAGGTTGCGGTCATTGGTTGGGTTCCTTTGGTACTCTTAAATTATAAGGGGTAAAGGGGCAGGTGTCAACCCTGCCCCCATAGGGTCGGGGATTAGTACCCCATCCAGGTCAGGAACTCCCCAGCATCAACCCCACCGAATGCAGCGGTGACCCCATACTCCGTCCTGAAATCATCCCAGAGACCGTGCTCTTTTGCTGCTTGGCAGGCAGTGCTCCAACGGATCTGTCCATTGTCATCGGTGCAATTGGCGATGATCTCAGGGAAAATGGAAAACGTTTTCATTGGTTGGGTTCCTTTGGTACTCTTAAATCTTAGTCGGTCAAGGGGCAGGTGTCAACCCTGCCCGTCTTGCAGATTACCACTCTGGTGAATATCGATGATCAGGCACCCCCCTAAAGGTCGGATGCCACCCGCTGATCGGGCAGGGTTTCACCTCATCAGCATGGACCTCAGCACACTGGGCGGCGATGATGTAGGCAGGAACTCCCCAGTGAATAAACATAGAGGGGCGGGCAGCGCCATTCTTAAGTTGATCCGACTGCCACAACCACTTCAGTTCTCTGGTGGCAAGGTCTGAACAGGGTGAGATTGGCAGGTTGGTCATTAGGTCGGTTCCTTTGGTTGGTTGCTTATGAATTATAGCATGGAAGGGGGGCGAACCCCTCAGATCCCGTTGAGGAAGTCTGCCAGTGCTTCGTCGTATTCTGCTTTGGTTTGAAAGGTCCGCCCGTGGATAGTGCGGGGGTAGGAGGCATCCAAACCAGCGGCGGCAACGTTGCGGCAGTCCTGCTCATCGTATCCCATTTTGATCAGGGTGGCAACGTAGGGGTTGAAAGGGGTCATTGGTTGGGTTCCTTTGGTTGGTTTGCTCTTAAATCTTAGTCGGTCAAGGGGCAGGTGTCAACCCTGCCCCCGTTGGGGTCATGCCTCAGAATAACCGTCAAACCATTCGCCTGCCTTGCGGGTCTTAGGGTTTTTGCAGTGTGCCTGTGCCTGCTCAAGGGTCAAACCCCGTTGAACGATCCTATCACGCTTTTCAAGGTGAGGTGCATACATGCGAACGATGTTGAAGAGGGTCATGGTTGGGTTCCTTTGGTTGGTTTGCTCTTAAATCTTAGTCGGTGAAGGGGGCATTGCTGCCCCCAGTGTGCCAGTGCCTCAGGTGGGCTAAATGTTACTAACCTCTCTCAGATAAAAGTGCATATTTCAGATCATTGTTCATTTTTGCTTTATGAACAATAGAACCAAGACTCACCTCTTCAATGTTACCGCTGATGATAAGTTGAAGAGATTCAATGAACTCAGGAGTTGAGATAAAAGTGTAAACTTTACCAGGTGAAGTTTGAAAAGCGATGTCAACGCGGTCGCCAATGATTTCTATCATTGAGATCGCGGAAGATTGAACTTTGGTGAATAGTGAAGCGGTCATGGTTGGGTTCCTTTGGTTTGGTACTCTTAAATTATAAGGGGTAAAGGGGGCATTGCTGCCCCCGGTTGTGCCACTATTTCAGGTGGGCGAACTGTGCCAAACTGCTAGGGGCAATGTGGGCAGGTGATCCACAGGATTTGTAGAACTTGACCATCCGCTCTGCCTCAGGCAGTGTAGCGAACCACTGGGAGCGCCACTCCTCAGTCAACCCTGCGGCAGGGTATGGGGTCTGGTAGCGAACTTCGATTTTCATTGGATTGAGTTGGTTGGTTTGGTACTCTTAAATTATAAGGGGTAAAGGGGGCATCCTGTGCCCCCAGTGTGCCACTTTACAGATCGGTCAACATCTTGTCTAATGCAGCGGTGTCGATGGCAGGGTCCATCCAACGGGCACCGTCTGGGGTCATCTGACCGAAACCAGATTCAAGGTATGGAATGAGTGAATCATAATGAGTGAATTGGCGGGCGACCTTATAAAGTGCCTCGTCATTCTGCAACCATAGTGATACATTCCAGGTTTCCCAGTTTGCCCATTCGTTGAAGGTTTCGGTTTGAGTTGAGCAGGTCATTGGTTTGAGTTGGTTGGTTTGGTACTCTTAAATTATAAGGGGTAAAGGGGCAGGTGTCAACCCTGCCCCCCATCAAATTATCTGGGCAGCGGGGGGCAGTTAATTGCATTGTTGCTACGGTGACAGATTTCTGCGATCTCTGCCTCAAGCATGGCATCGACAGACCTGGCAACCCAGACAGCGCCGACAATGCTAACCATTGAAAAGCATAGGATCAAGATTCCGGTTTGAAAGTTGCGTTCTGACATTGGTTTGAGTTGGTTGGTTTGCTCTTAAATCTTAGTCGGTGAAGGGGCAGGTGTCAACCCTGCCCCCGTAGGGGTCAGACTGCAACCCAGTAGGAATTCACACAGTCGGGACGCTTTGCACCGATTTCACTTTGCTCGACCATAATGATCTCAGCATCGGGGCAGGATGATCTCCACCCCTGACACTTGGCATAGCAGTCTGCCAAACTTTTAGAATATCCAAAGGTGCTTGTGATCGCACCATTTACCACCTGTGCCACGGCAAAGGGGTAGTCAACGGGGCAGAGAATTGTCTTAAGGGGTTTGGGGGTGGTCATTGGTTGGGTTCCTTTGGTACTCTTAAATTATAAGGGGTCAGCGGAGCCTAGGCATCGCTGTCTGTGCCAGTCTGGCAACCGTCCTGATTGGCATAGTATTGTGCCCGATCATATGCTCTCATCTCATCGGCATCCTGCAGATCCATGTCCTGCTGAATCCAGCGGCGGTGCAGTGCAAGGGGTGACGCAGTCTTGGCACGGTAGGAGCGGGAAATTGGCATGGTCTCGGTTGGTTGGTTTGGTCTTAAATTATAAGGGGTAAAGGGGGCATCCTGTGCCCCCAGTGTGCCACTTAATCAATTGGCATACTCAAAGGTTCGGTGATCCAAATAGCACGGTCAGTTCCTACGGAAAACTGATTATCCCAGATAAAGTGACAAGATTCTTGCCGAGTCCAGTGAAACTTTTTAACGAAAAAGTCTACTGCTTCTGTCATACAAACAAACCGGTGAGTTTGTCTCATCTGAGCGGATTGAGTTTGTGTCATTTTTGGTTGGTTGGTTGGTTTGGTACTCTTAAATTATAAGGGGTGAAGGGGGCATCCTGTGCCCCCAGTGTGCCAGTGCCTCAGGTGGAACGTCCGTCGGTATATTCTCCGATAATTGTGCCATTGACACGCTCATAAACGCAGGCATAACCATAGTCCTCTGAGAGTGAAAAGCACAGGTCCCATGCTCGGTCCTCATCGGTAGTAGTGTTCTCCCAGGGGGCAGAGGGGCAGCGAACATCGAGTCTTTGCATTGGTTGGGTTCCTTTGGTTTGGTACTCTTAAATTATAAGGGGTCAGGTGGCAGGTTGAGAGGGGCAGTGTGCCACCTCCCGAACTGTCACTTGATAAGGGGGGCATTGCTGCCCCCCGTGGTAGATCAGGCAATGGTTGCCTTGAGTGCCTCGCCACGGATGGCAAGGTTGATGAACTTACCCACTGAATCTTCGTTATTAATCACCAGTTGGAGATCGGTAACAAAATTAGCAGGATCTGCAACGTCATAGGTGTAATCGCGACCACCGTTGAAGGTGACAACAACTTGACCATCTTGAACATCTGAGATGTTGTCGATTGCGGAAGATTCGAATTTGAACATGATAAGAAAAAAGGATACGGTTTGAGTTGAAGTTTTTTGAGCGGGATGCTTCACCCCCGCTTGATGAATTAATTATGGCACGGATCGGGGGGCATTGCAACCCCCCTTGTGCCAGTTCCTCAGGCGGCACACAGTGCCGATTCTTGGCATACTTCTCTGGTTTGGATTAATACATAATCCACCCCCAGTTCATTATCTAAATCAACCGCATATTCATTGGCAGTTGAGAAACAATCGAACAGGCGTAAAGTATTAAAATCCTGCCCCTCATAATCTCTACCGGCGATCACTGCGAAAACTTTGGTTGATGGCATTGGTTGGGTTCCTTTGAGTTGGTTTACTCTTAAATTATAAGGGGTAAAGGGGGGCATTTGAACCCCCCTTGTGCCACCTTGTGAATTGGCACAATCAGGCAAACATACCTGATTCGAATTCCTTAAATATAAACACCGGGACCCCATTCATGGCACCCACGAACTTACGATAGAACCAATTAAAGTCCTTTTGGTAGACACATTCACCGGCATTTCCACAGGCGGAAATGATAGCATTCAACCTAGACTTAGTGGTCTTTGATTGATACCCACCGTCAAATAAACGAATGGAGGTCTCATCAACCTCGGCAATCTTGCTGCCGTGAAGATATACCAAACTGGTATCACCTTCGGTGACAACTTTAGTGTTTCCAGATGTGAAATCACGCATGTCGTGAATTGCGTCGATCATTTGCTTTTCAATCTTGCGCATGGGGTGGGTTCCTTTGGTACTCTTAAATCTTAGTCGGTGAAGGGGGCATCCTGTGCCCCCAGTGTGCCACTAAGGCAGGTGTCACATCCCCATTGCCTCGCGCAGGTCGTTGTATGCTTCGTCGTAGTAGTCAGCGTCGGAATGCTTGCCAGCGGTACGGCAGTTGCAGGCAAGGCAGATCAGAGCGGTGCGGATCCTAGACCACTGGGCCTCAGTCATAGTGACGGTGCAGAGATCCATTGGGCGGACGTTGGTGCGGACGGTCATTGGTTGGTTCCTTTGGTACTCTTAAATTATAAGGGGTCAAGAGGGGCATTGGCACCCCCCTTGTGCCACCTTACGGATTGGCACACTTTGAAAAGAATTTGTCAAAGTTGTCTACTACAATTTGGCACATCTTATCATTTAATTCCTGATCATCACTATCAATGAGAGTGAGAAGATCCTGCTGAATTTGTTCTCTGGTTTGGAGTAAATATCCTTCCAGAAGTCTTTGAATTGTGAGTGTCATTTTGTTTAATCAATACAGATAAATGAGTAATCAATAAGGTCTTCACCTTCTTCAAGATTCAGACACTCATTGATTGCTTCAGGAATAAACTTGCGAGGATGATCATTCTCATCAATCTCAATTTCAAGTCTAATAACCCAAGTTTTAGTAGTCATTTTGTTGGGAGTTGTGAGTGTCATTTGTTTAGGGGCGATTTGTAGAAGGAACGAAACACTGTAACCAGAATGATCAGGGTCGAAATAACACCTAGAAAACCTAGATAGGTGATAGTGTCACCAGTGAAGTTGAGTGTGTCGGGCATTAGAAATCGAGTTTAGAATTGAGTTTGGATTCAAAAGATTGTTCGAGATCTTCGTCGATCTCGTTGTCAAAGATCTCTCTGGGAGAGTCTTGAATTTCATCCCAGAGATCGGTGTCGATGGTGTCGAATTCCATTGGAGGTGTGTGTGGTTTACTCTTAAATTATAGGGGCATTGGCGGCGATTGTGGAGGGGTCTTGTGCCACTTTCTCAACTGCCACCACCTTACCAGTTTGCCGGTAGAAATTTTCCGCGAGTTCAACTGCCTCCTCATAGGTGTCTGCGAAGTGGTAGAAGAAATCTTTAGACTCATAAGGTGAGAAAGTTGAAACGATGAATGGTTTTGACATTGGTTTGGGGTGGTGATTGATTACTTGTTAAGTATGGCACCCCGTAGGGGTCTTTGGGGTGCCAGTGTGGCAGTTAGGCAACTGTCATACATGCTCTCCCAGTTTGCTCTACTTCGTGCTGGATCATATCCAGGGCCCATTTCAGACCTTCCACGGTTTCCCCACAGGTCGCCAAATCGGTTCTGGTGACCCGAATGATCATTTCGATTACTTCCAGAGCAGCGAAATCAGATCGGTTGATGGTTTCCATTTGGTTGGTGTGATTGATTACTTGTTAAGTATGGCACCCCTAAAGGGTCTTTGGGGTGCCAGTGTGGCAGTTAGGCAACTGGCACAGTCTTCAACATAACATTACTCATTTTGGGTAGTGAGACTTCAGTACCCTCAGGAACTGATTTTAGCAGTCGATTGAGTAATCTTGTTCTGTTAGAGTTCTTTGATAGATCTAACTCAGTGTGAATGGGAACTAGTTCTGAAACTTTATTCTCATAAGAGAATTTAACGTAAATGGTTTGTGTCATTTGGTTGGTGTGGTGATTGATTACTTGTTAAGTATGGCACCCCTCAGGGGTCTTTGGGGTGCCAGTGTGCCACTTTTAGAACTGTCCACTGCTAGGGTTTTATGAGTCGGGTCCGTGTTATAATGAAGCTAGAACCTATTTTTGATGAGGATTAAGACAAAAAAAAGGAAGGGCACCACCCCTTCCCTGATTATCCAACCCACCATTAAGTTTATGATCTTATAGTATCACCACAGGAGTCACTTTTGTGTTGAAAAGTAGAGGCAAACTCATTCCTCTTTGAGTATTATTTTCTGTGTTTTGCAAGTAGACACTTGAGTGCCTGTTTTCTTGCCTTGAGCCTACCCTTACAGGTGCCTCTGGTTTGTTTGCTTTTGCCTGAATTGTGTTGCCAGTTGGGTGTTTTCATGGCGGTGGTGGTTTTGATTACCTATGTAATATAGCAGAGATCTCGATGCTTGTCAAGTGTGTGTGCCAGTTCGAGATCTGTCATAGTGTATGATGCATATACTCGACGAGATGTATGTATGATGCATGATGCGCATCTCGACGAGATGTATATACTCGTCGAGAATGTATGTGCGCATCTAGTCTAGATCTTACCAGTCCCTTGAGAATACATAACCATTCACAAACTCATATTCATAAGACAACTGATCCCAGGTTGCTTGCCAATCAATTACCACACACCAAGGGAACTCTGCTGTATCACAACGTTCAGTTACATATTCTTCTGCAAAATCTTTCTCAGATTCATAACAACCTATATAGGCATCTTCGAATCCGTGAAGATCACTTTCTTCCCAGATAGTTAGGAATGCTTCGATGGCATCTTCGTGATGATTTTCACAAAGTTTCTCATAGAGTTCTTGATACTCTTGAGAAATGTTTGTGGGTTCTGGTTTGTTTAGAGTTCCATTTGCATCTAACAGTTGAGTATAAAACTCAGTGTAGTGCATCTTGCCATCAGATTCATAACCACATGCCCGAACAATGTCGGACGTTTTGATTGGTGGTTCTTGTGACCGCATTTCAGTCACTTTAGTCAAAAGAGCGGTGCCGGTGAGCATGATGAATTCCTTGGGAACGAATGTAGTATAGAATGAATTGGGGAGTATTGCAACTCCCCTTGTGGCAGTTAGGCAACTGGCACAGTGTCTTCTATAACTTCTGAAATTTCAATTTGGATTTTATCCAAAATCATCTCATAGATGTAATCACTATCACCGATGCCAATTAGCACTTCCTGAACTACCCCATCAGGATAAGTTACCTCATTATAATCATCATCTTGAGTGACTACATCGTTGCCAGTGAATATAAACGCAGCGACTGGCGCTGCTTCACCTTGTTCTACAATCTTTTGATTGATGGAATCACGCAATTGTGAGAGAGTGTAATACATTGTGTTTGGGGAGGGGGGTGATTGATTACTTGTTAAGTATGGCACCACTTAGGGGTCTTTGGGGTGCCAGTGTGCCAGTTCCTAGACTGTCAGGAACTTGAGTTCCTCCTGAACCCTAAGCATTGCCGAACGACTATATCCCGTGGCATAGGGATAAGATTTTTCGGCATCTTCTGATCTGGACTCTACCCTGTAGCAGACATTGATTGCATCATCAAGACTCTCAATCAGAGTCTCAAGTGTGGAGACAGGAACTTGAATGGTTTTCATTGGGGTTGAGGTGGTTTTGATTACCTAGGTAATATAACAGGGCACCAGATCGAAGTCTAGTGCCCCTGTGACAGTTCCTAGACTGTCACAGCAACAGGAATTTCTACCTGTTGTAGATACTCCTCACTCCAATCTTTAGTATTATAACATACCCATTCGTCATCTTTGAATATGTAAGCATACTCTTCACCATTCGCAAGATACTTTTCCAGGTTGGAATCAAGACGTGGAGGATTATACTCTTCACCACGGGAAGTGAAATATCGTGGTCCAGAAGTTGGGAGAGTTGTCATATCCCAAGACTGATCAGTCCACAAAGAACTAATACTACCACCATCAATGAGTTCGGCAGCAGCATCATAAGAGTTGAAATGTTCAACCAGTTTGGCACCATTGAACTCTGGAAATCCATCATAATGACAGTATATCGAAAGAATAGATTCGTCGGCAAGTTGAATACCAATGCGGGAACGAGTTGCCATTTGGAAGGGTGGTGTTTCAGGAACAAACCCAACATAAGACAAAATTGCCCTCGGTGCAAGGGGTAATGTGCCAGTTCGGTAATTGGCACAGAGTATTATTGATAGACGCTAAAAACTGATCCTAAGTTATAAGAATTAAAAATCTAATTCTATCAGGAACTGTTTGTTTCTTTTGTGTCACCTAATTGATTTCAAGGATTTATTCATCCTAACGATTTTATTATGCCGGAGAACGTGTTCAAACTCCCTCTTTTTATAATATTACTTATGATGTAAAGTTCTTAGTAACTGTCAGATTGTTACGTCTGGGTCCCGTAGGAGACTTCAAGGGCTGCCCTATGTTATAAGAATTCACTCGCATTTATTTATACAATCCAATCTTTAAACTGGCACACTAGAATGCGGGTTCGAGATCCTGTATGGTAGACTGAACGTCTTCATTACCTTCGAGATCTAGTATGCCTCTCCAATCGATTTGCTCGAGCTCTA